ATGTTTGAAGCATCTGTTGATGGAGAAGCATATGATCCGGATCGTTTTGGACAGTACTTTCGTGCTCCAGGCATGAGTGCTCCAACAGGTGATCCGAACAAAGCGGCAACACCATCGGCATCGAAGACAGTTGAAGAAACTAAAGTAGAAACACCAGCGGCACAACCTGCAACACAGGAACCTGTTGCTCAACCTACAACAACATCAACTGAAACAGATGACAAACCATCTAGTGAACGTGCTCAGGACATTTTAAAAATGATCCGAGAGCGTCAGTCATAAGGAGGAACCATGACGAAACCATTTGACGTTAGTAAATTTCGTAAGGGTCTTACAAAATCCATTACTGGGTTAGGTGTAGGCTTTAACGATCCAACTGACTGGGTTTCGACTGGCAACTATGCACTGAATTATCTTATCTCTGGGGATTTCCATAAAGGGGTCCCCTTAGGTAAGGTAACTGTGTTTGCTGGCGAGTCTGGTAGTGGTAAATCTTATTTTTGTTCTGCAAATATTATTAAAGCGGCACAAGAACAAGGTATCTTTGTAGTATTAATTGACTCAGAGAATGCACTTGACCAAGCATGGTTAGAAGCATTAGGTGTTGATACTGATGAAAGCAAACTGCTTAAATTATCAATGTCTATGATTGATGACGTTGCTAAAACTATTTCTAACTTTATGAAAGAGTACAGGGACGATTATGGTGATAAAGATCCACAAGAAAGACCTAAAGTACTTTTTGTAATTGATAGTTTGGGTATGTTGTTAACTCCAACAGATGTTGACCAATTTGATAAAGGTGATTTGAAAGGTGACATGGGTAGAAAACCTAAGGCACTGACAGCACTTGTAAGAAATGCGGTTAATATGTTTGGAAGTTACAATGTAGGACTAGTAGCAACCAATCACACTTATGCATCGCAGGATATGTTTGATCCAGATGATAAAATTAGTGGCGGTCAAGGCTTTATCTATGCAAGTAGTATTGTTATTGCTATGCGAAAACTTAAACTTAAAGAAGATGAAGATGGTAAAAAAGTAACTGATGTAAGAGGAATTAGAGCCGCTTGTAAAGTTATGAAAACTAGATATAGTAAGCCGTTTGAATCTGTTCAAGTTAAGATTCCATATGAAACTGGTATGGATCCATACAGTGGACTTGTTGACTTGTTTGAAAAACAAGGATTACTAAATCAACAAGGAAACAGATTAAAGTATGTAGACAAATCAGGCAAGGAACATCTACACTATAGAAAAGATTGGACTGGAGAAAACCTTGAAATCGTAATGAAGGACTTTGTTGATCAAGAAGATAAGTATGTTGATACTAACAAAGAGGAGACTCCGGCTAATGATGAGTGATGAACAATTACTTGACTTGTGGGACATTTGTTCTGATTTCGTTGACGTAAAACAAAAACAAGATCTTGCTACAAAATTTGTACACTGGTGCGTAGACAACGGTGTGGACGAACAAACATTGTATCAAGCAGGCGATCAAGATCCATATCTTCTAGAAGCAGTGAATGAAGTTTATGGTGACGAACACATGGAAGACGAAAACGAATATGAAGAGTATGATGACCACGATCGAGATGACTGGTAAAAGATGATTAATTGGTATTCGAGAGTTTCAGCAGATATTTCAAATGTACCTGACTGTATAGTTTGGTATGAAGATCAGTTGGAAAATGCAAGGATAGAGTGTGGCCTAAAAGGCAACTTGGAAAAGAATGCTTCAGCACTTCCTGGCATAGTTGAAAAACGTTTTGGACAACTGCAAGAAATAGAAGCAATTCTCGAATACCTTAACATCGAACTAAGAAGAACAAGAACAAAATTTTTCAAGAAATATTTAGAAAATTATCAAAGAGCATTATCAAGCCGAGATGTAGAAAAGTATGTTGATGGCGAAGATGAAGTAGTTGATATGGAAATCATAATCAATGAGGTTGCACTGTTACGTAACAAATGGTTGGGTATTATGAAAGGATTAGATACCAAACAATGGCAACTTGGAC